CATCACGGCAGCAATCTTGTTCTCTTCAAGAAACACAGATGCCACAACGCCGATGACGACAATAGATGTGATGTAGGCCAAGCCATGTTTGCCGATAGCCTTGCCTGCGACTTCCTTGGCTGTGCTATTAGCCTCCAGCCGGTTCAGTTCTGCTGCCGCCTGCGCCTTGAAAACAGCCAAGTCTTTGTCGTCCATCACTCACCTCAAGCGGCTTGTTGTGCTACCCAGCTAGTCGTTGCCTCATCCCACGAATACATCTGACCATCAGTAGGCATATCCACAGGAGCCTTCCACTGGCAGGTGTCTTCGTTCAGAACCCAGCTTGCAAAGGGCTTGGGCGGGATGAACGCATCACGCTGCTCGTCAAAGGTGTAGCCGATGCCAGCGTAGTTCTTGCGCTTGTTGCCGTTGTAGCTGGTCTGTACCCAGCGGCCACCCAGCAGACGCTCGCAGAACGCAGCACCGATGTACTCTTTCTCGATACCGTTGGCGTCAGCAGTATCCTTGTTGTCCACGACAATTACTTGCTCGACCACATTGTTCGGGCCAAGACGGGCAAAGTGGCTCATTACTCTTCTCCTAGTTGCAGTCCAGTTAAGCTCTCATCGACACCGATGTGCCCCTTGAGAAAGGTGTTAAACGCAATGCTGACACGAGTCTCGTTACCTACCTTCGTCTCAACCATGTGCTCAAGATGCGACGGAAACAGAATCAAATCCCCTGCCCCTACCTCAAACCACCAGCTCTCAGAGTTCCAGTGATTCCATGTAGCAGGCTGAACCTTGATCCGCTCGTAGCCGCTCTTGTAAAAGTAAATCTTGTCTACCGACCTGTCAGCCTGCGGGTAGAACACACCGCTGATAAAGCTGTTCGGGTGGGCGTGTTTGTGGTGATACTGCCCCGGCTCTGTGTAGTTTGCCCATGACTGTGTGACGTACAGAGCGACATCGCCCTTGGGGTCATGCACCGTCTTGAAGTACTCCAGCATCGCGTCCTCGATAAAATCGCGGATGTCTGTCAGTTCCTTGTGGCGCAAGACTTTACGGTCAGAGCTGGTGGTGTTGCCCTGATTGGGATACTTGTCCATACCCATGATGAAGTCCAGCTCAGTCTTGGTCAGGTCACGACCGAGGCGGAAGAAGCCGACAGGCAGCGGGAAAAGGTTGTGGATGTTCATGCCACCGCCTTCTCAAACTCACGCTGACGGCCTAGCAGCTCATCCAGTTGCTCCTTTGTCCAGATGGTGTTGATGCTGTCCTCGAAGGCTTTGATCTTCTCCATAGTCTCATGCACTTCTTCCATCGTCGGGCAGGGGCGTGGGTCATCCCACAGGCTGAAGAAGTTGTTGGTGATCTCCCAGCGCGCACCCGGACGTAGCAGGTGCATCGCTGTATCAATCCCATACATCATGTAAATCTTACCTTCCATCGTCACTCTCCCTTTATGAGTTTAGTTTTAGGATGACTATGCCTGAACCGCCAGAGCCGCCAGCAACAAAACTCCCGTTATATCCAGAACCACCGCCACCACCGCCAGTATTAGCAGTAGCCGCTGTTGGAATTGTTGAGCTTGCTGTTCCGTTAGCTCCACCACCAGAACCACCAGTTCCAGCCGTTCCACCTTGACCACCACCCCCACCACCACCAGCATAAGTAACACTGCTTCCTGATATGGTAGATGCTGAACCAATCCCACCATTTCCACCTTTTACGGCTGGAGATGCAACGCCACTTTCACCAGCAGCTCCTGCACCACCACCGCCACCACCATTTCCAACACCCGGTCCAGAGGCTGATCCACCTCCATTATTTCCTTGACTTGGGCTTGTTGATGGGGTATTTCCTGCACCTGCGGCAAAATTTTGAGTACTTCCACCGCCGGAACCTCCAGCAGCTCCTGCTTGCGAAGAATCAGAACCTCCGCCACCACCACCGTTTGAAGTGATAGTAGAAAAAACGCTATTGCTTCCGTTGCTTCCCTTTACAGAAGTAGATGAGGCCCCGCTGCCTCCAGCGCCAACTGTAATGGAATAAGATTGACCGCTTGTAACAGGAAAAGCGGCACCAGTCCTAAAGCCTCCTGCTCCTCCAGCCCCAGCCAAAGAACCACCACCGCCACCACCAGCAACTACAAGATAATCCACGCTGGTAACGCCCGGAGGAGCTGTCCACGATGCTGATGCTTGGAATGTCAGCACTCCTGTCTGTGGGGCTAGATACTTGATGATGACAATACCGCTGCCGCCTGCGCCGCCGGGAGCCGCTGGAACATTTCCTCCGCCGCCACCGCCACCGCCTGTATTCACAGTGCCGTTTGAGCCAGCAGCACCTGTACTTCCGGCATTGCCGCCTCCTCCAGTTCCACCCACACCAGCAGTTGCACCGGGGGACGACATCTCCATCCCGCCGCCTCCACCCCCAGCATAAGTTACTGACGCGCCAGAGATAGTGGACGCAGTACCATTCCCGCCATTGCCACCCATAGTGGTAGAGCCTGTTTTGCCAGCCTCTCCAGCGCCTCCACCGCCACCAGCAGCACTTGATGGAGCATTGTTCGTTCCATTACCGCCATTGTTTCCTTGTGCTGGTGAAGTTGCAGGCGTGTTACCGGCTCCTCCAGTAATACTAGCAACCGCTGATTGCCCATAACCACCACCACCTGATCCCCCAGCAGCAGCGGCATACCCAGCGCCAGCTAACCCTGCGCCAAAACCACCACCGTTAGACGTAATGGTGCTGAATATAGAGTTGCCACCGTTTGATCCTGATGATGGAGCAGTACCACCAACGCCACCACTACCAACAGTAATTGTGTAAGTGGTGCCCGGAATGACAGGAAAAGATGTGCCAGTGCGAAAGCCTCCCGCACCGCCGCCGCCAGCACGATCACGACCACCCCCACCACCACCAGCCACTACAAGGTAATCCACCTGCGACACACCATCCGGGCATGTCCACGAGCCAGAAGAAGTAAATGACAGTACGACAGTGTTAGTAGGAATGCCGGGCCACACGCCAGCCTTGATGGCTTGCAGAGCCTGCTGCAATGTCCAGATGCCCGATGCCTGCGTCGTGCTCGGCAACCTCGGAGCTTTCGTCATTATTCTGCCGGGATAATCACTCATGTCTTACCTTATTGTCTAACTCTGATGATGACGATACCTGAGCCGCCTGCCCCGCCTGATGTGCCGGGCTCAGAGTAATAATTCCCAGCCCCACCACCGCCTCCGGTATTTACACCACCGTTGCTTCCATTGTTGTTGTTCCCATTCATTATGCCGCCGCCACCACCGCCACCTGTGCCGCCGCTACCAGCAGTTCCACCTGATTGGGCCGAACCGCCTCCACCACCAGAATAGGTTACTGAACTTCCAGAAATGCTTGAGGCCGTTCCATTCCCACCGTTGCCAGCAACTGTTGCAGTCCCATTTGCGCCAACAGAAAAAGCGCCGCCTCCACCACCACCTGTGTAGTTATCTGAATATGGCCCTGACGCACCACCATTATTTCCTTGAGATGGTGATGTATTTGGAGTGTTACCAACGCCAATAGTGCCCACTGGAATACCTGTGGATGCACCTCCACCTGAACCGCCATCTCTACCATTTACATTAAAAGAGCCACCACCACCACCGCCACCATTTGATGTAATAGTGCTGAACACAGAATTGCCACCGTTAGCGCCTTGTAATGCAGCTGCTCCTCCTGCTCCACCAGCTCCGACTGTAACTGTATAGCTCGTTCCAGCGGTTACTGATAAACCAGACCCTGCTCTAAGCCCGCCAGCACCGCCACCTGCGGCACGATTGCCTCCACCACCACCCCCGCCAGCAACAACAAGGTAATCAACACTTGTCACGCCGACAGGAGCTACCCACTGCTGGGTAGAAGTAAAGATGTATGTGCTTTGTGATGGGGCTATGTAGCGGATAATGACAATGCCAGAGCCGCCTGAGCCTGATGCAATATTGTCGTCTCCAGCACCGCCACCACCACCACCAGTGTTTGCAGTTCCATTTGACCCAGTTGCCGGTGATTTTCCGCCATTCCCTCCGCCACCGGTTCCTCCTATACCAGCAGTCCCACCACTTGAACCCATCCCACCACCACCACCACCTGAGTAGGTTACGGATGAACCAGAAATGGTAGACGTTTGTCCATTGCCACCATTTCCTGAAGCCGGTGCGCTAGCATTAAATCCAACAGCAGAAGCTCCGCCACCACCGCCACTGGGGCGGTTATTTGAAGCGCCAGAAGTGGTTCCGTTGCCTCCGTTGTTTCCTTGTGATGGAGTTACTGATGGAGTATTTCCTGCGCCTCCTAACCCTTGAACTGTTAAAAATCCTCCCCCTCCACCACCACTTCCGCCTGAAGTGCCAGCGGTTTTTCCAGAATAAGGAGCCGTGTCACCAAGACAAAACCCCCCACCACCACCACCAGCAGAAGTAATAGTAGAAAAAGTAGAATTTCCGCCAATTACACCTTGACTATCTGCTGGTGAAGCCCCAGACTTTCCTGCGCCTCCTGATCCAACTGTAATTGCATACGTGACACCGGGAGTTACTGGAAATGCGCTTCCAGTGCGAAAGCCACCAGCACCGCCACCACCACCCTGCTGTGCTCCACCGCCACCACCGCCAGCTACCACCAGATAATCCACCGCCGTCACACCCGCAGGGACAGTGAAGAAGCCAGATGCAGTAAAGGTCTGAACAACAGTCACCCCTCTAGGCCAACTGCCAAGATTCCAGATACCCGAAGCAAAGCCGGGCGTATACAGCGGAGAACTCGCGCTGATAATGTTGCCGGGATACCCGTGAAGTGCCATGTTCTACCCTTACGAGCTGATCTGTTCGTAGCTGACGGAGAATGAAATCGCGCTGTTCGTGCCGCTAGACACCACAATAGCCTTGTCTTCCAGCAGATAAGTAGCCGTCGTTTTGTCCATGACAATCAAAGACGCATACGCAGGAACTGAGATGTTCGATGCGATTGGGAAGGTATTGCTGCTACCAACAACCACAGCATTACCTGCCACAACATTGCCGCTCGTGAAGATGGAAACAGTCACGTTCGCCGCCGTGTTCGTCTGATTCGCAGCCACAATCTGGTCAAGCTTGAATACGTTGCCTGAGTTGACCGTGTTTGCAACCAACACAAAGCTGGAAGTGTTTGCAGGGGTCAGATAAGCAGTCTGCCCGTAAATTTGGGTGACATTTACTATGTTCGGGTTAGCCACGGTTAATTACTCCTTAAATATGGTGTTGTCATGTTGGCATCAGAAGCCGAAGATAAGCGCCATAGCGATTGCCTTACCTGTGGAAATGCCTCCTGATGCTGGTGCCTGCCAAGTTGCTGTTGTCCCGTTAGAAGTTAGAACGTAGCTACTTTGCCCAATTGCCAAACGAGTTGCGCTGTTTGATCCATTACCAATGATCAGGTCGCCTGTCGTGGTAATTGGAGACAACGCATTGAACGCAGCAGAAGCAGTGTTTTGCCCCGTTCCACCGCTGGCAATCGTTACAGTACCCGCAACTGTCACCGCCCCATTAGAAGCCGTGCTAGGCGTCAACCCTGTAGATCCAAAACTAATGGAGCTCACACCATTAGCTGCTGTCTTGCTGGCTAGTACTTGAACAGTGTTGTTGCTGTCCTTAAAGTACAAAGTACCAGACGTAATATTTATTGCAAGCTCACCATACGTCAGATTCGCTGCTGACGGTACGGCTGCTACATTCGTGCTGTAGTACAGCGAAACTGGTGTGAAATTAGCCTGTGCCATGTCTTACCTCTTAAAATGTACCGCCAGAAATAGATCCCCATGCAGGATAGGTTGCACCAGCAATCAAAACCTGCCCCTGAGATCCGTTCACAATACTTGATACAGGAACAGTACCAGCAACAGTCTTCAGGTTTCCATTCGTGTCATACGTACCGTCAGTCGTCCATGTATCCCCAACTTGCAGCGTCACCTGAGCAATCGTCCTCAAAGTGCTGTTGTTGTTGTAGCTCAACGTGAACGTAATGGCTGCTGTGTCCCTGTTCTCAATCGTGATTGACTTGATTGTCCGACGGGTAGAAGCCGCAGGTGCCGCAACAACAGTCACACTATTCGCACCATTCAAAGCACCATCATTAGCACCCTCAGTAAAGGCCGTGCCATTGTTGTCTGCGTATGCCGCCGTAAAGTCTGGGTTCGTCGTAGCAGCCGAACCAGACATGGCTACTACAATCGACTTTGTGGTTGCGTCAAGGATTAACATATCTTTTCCTCAAGAAATAAACCAAGCGTAGGCATATGCTGTGTTTGCACTGACGTTGGAGCTTCCACCGCCACCAGTAGACGATATGGTAATCGTGCCGGGGCCATTTGTAATGTTGATATTTGCACCAGCAGTAATGGTAGCTAGATTGAATCCAGTGCCGTTACCGATGAGCAATTGACCATTAGTCGGGGTAGCATTTGATCCAGTACCGCCTGCAGACACCCCAAGCACACCACTCATAGTGATGTTGCCTGTTGAGGTCACAGGGCCGCCAGTAAAGGTCAGACCTGTCGTGCCGCCATTCACATCCACACTGGTCACAGCCGTTGTGGCAGCGTTATCCCACGAGAATGAGCTTCCAGTCCACTTCAGGAAGGTATTAGAGCTAACAGGCGCAGTGATAAAGCTGGTCGCATTAGAGGCCGTCTGGAAAACAATCTGGTTCCCAGCGCCACCCTGAATAGCCACAGCCACATTGGCAGTCGTCGCCAGAACAGCTGTGTTTGCAACATTCGCCGTGCCTACAGTCACATTACCCGGGTCTACGTTCTTCCAAGCAGAATCAGTGGTCGAATACTGGAATAGTTGATTGTCTGAAACACTGGTGACATTTGCGCTTTGTAGCGCCATGTTCCCAAGGCCAAGGTTCGTCCTAGCCCCTGCAGCCGTATTCGCCCCAGTGCCGCCAGACGTAATTGCAACCACGCCACTTAAGGTCAGGTTGCCAGAAGCCGTGATTGGCCCACCTGTGAACGTCAAACCTGTTGTGCCGCCATTCGCGTCTACGCTTGTGACCGTACCAGCGCCAGCAACTGCCGACCAAGTAAAGTTTGATCCGTTCCAGCTTAGGAAGGTAGAAGCCGTGTTCGGGGCAGTAATGAACGACGTAGCATTTGCGCCCGTCTGGTAAGCAATCTGATTTGCCGCGCCATTTGCCAGATTGTTGGCAATCCCAGCCAAAGACGCATACGCAGCATTACCGATCGAAATAGAACTGACAGAAACCCAAGTCGGAGCACTGTTGCTAACTATCAGGATGTCACTGGCGTTGCCAATCGCTAACTTGGTCAGGGTAGACGTTCCATTGGCGTACAGCATGTCGCCAGAGGTGTACGTATCAAACCCAGTGCCTCCGTGGTTCGCTAAAAGCGTCCCAGAGATCGTAATCGTGCCGTTGGAGGTGATTGGGCTGCCGCTAGTGGTAAGGCCTGTGCCGTTTGTAGAAACGCCCACAGAGGTCACTGTGCCGCTTCCTGTGCCTGTTGCGAATTGAGCCCAGCCAGAGCTTATGTAGCCCTCAAAAACGCCTAGCTGGCTGTTGTATCGTAGCTCTCCGGCATTTGGCAGAGAAGGACGCGCTGCAGTGTCACCAGAAGGCACTGTAATGCCCTCAGAGCCCGGGATTACAGGGTTTGCAGCGATAGAAATCGTCGGATCTGACGGGCCAGCACCACTTGCGACGTTAATCTGGTTCGCAGTGCCCTGAATCTGCAGCATGGTCACTGAACTTGTGTTGTTCAGCGCCAAAATCCCGGTTCCAGACAGGTCAACGATCTGCTGAAGCACCCCAGCAGCGGAAATTTGCGGGTTTCCAGCTACTCCATCGCCATTTGTAACGGAAATTCCACCGCCAACTGCCGTAAAAGTCCTTGCAACGACATTAGAACCGCTAGTTTTAGTGATAAACCCGGTTCCAGCGCCCTCTAAACTGCCTGAAGCACCGTTCAGAGAGATCGTCAGGGGGTTTTGAGCCCCTCCATCAGTCAATCCAATGCCAGTACCACCCTGCAATGACCTTGAATTGGCAAGGTTTGGCTCCTGATTGACAGTGATGTACGTGTAATTTGACTGTGGAACAGACGCAATCGCGCCCGTCGTAGTACGAACAGTGACTCCATTCTGTACAACCGGCACAACCTCTGAGCCCGTCAACGGACTAGAGGCTGGAAGCTGGGTAATCTGGATATTTGCCATTATGGACTCGTGCTCAAATTATCAAGATTGCCATTGTTTTCCGGCGTAGCCGTATTCTGCTCTGGCGACAATACAAATTCGTTCGGGGCGTTTGTCGTAATTCCATTCTCATCAACCGCCACGCTCTCATCTGGGCGAGGAAACCGCAGATTGATCCGCTCTGTCTTCCTCGCAGGCAAGCGATATGGGTCGAAATGGTCTGCACACCCCTGATCACACACCCTCAGACCCGGAAAGTTCGGGTCAGGGCCTAACTGCACTAATGCCCTCTTCATGCGACACCGATCACAGATTGCGATCGCAACCGATGCTAATCCAGTCGTGTCAAGAAATACAGGCATATCAATCTTAAAAAGTTACCGCGTGTAAACACCAATGTTGGGTTGGAAGTAAACAGGGCTGCGATCGCGCTCTTCCTGCTCAACCTCACGCAGGAACTGGTCTGCCATCTTCTCTAAGTACCCAATCCTATCCATAGGAACCCCGGGGAGCTCCATGCTCATCCTGTGCGACAACATCATCACTGTCGCCTCGTACCACCGCTGAGGAATCTCTAGTTCCCCAGACAAGTCACCCACATCCATGATCTGCCGGGAATACCAGACAGTCATCTGAATGAAGGGGTCGCTAGGAACAGGCCACAGATACAAGGAAGCCTGTGGGATGGTACGGTCAAACCAGAACTGATACGGCTGGTTTGCTGTGAAATTCTTGTTAGGCAGGTTCGTGTAGTCGTCACGGTTCAAACGAGCCATCGGGATCTCACGGCTGTTGTTCCCAAAGTACAACTCACGCAACGCCAAAGTCGTGCCGTTGTAAGCGCGAACCCTGTAATACTCAACAGTTTGCCCCGGCTCAACGTCTGTCCAGATCCACTGGTTGTCAGTTACGACAACTGCTCCCAAATCTTCGAGAGTATTCCAAGTAATTCCGTCCACGGAGTACTCAAAGATAATGCTCCAAGTAGCTGAGCCGCCAGCAGCAACATAAGGAAGAATGCCGATACTGCCAACATAAACAGGATTATCAGTTCCATAAAACACCTGTATGTTTCCATTTGCAGAAGTTTGCTGGCAGTAAGTGTCTATGTTTGAGTCGTAGACATTCTCAATGACCCCACCGGCAGACGATGTGTAGTCACCACTCGGACGATCCATTGTCCTGTACAGCACATTCAAGGCATCTACTGCCCCTAAAGGCAGCTTGTATACGTACTGGTCAGCTTGTAACCCAAAGACCTTTTTGCTGATCGCCCAGTATTGGATACCCCGGTTGATTAGGTGAGACAGCAGAAAGAACAAAGACTGACGAGCAGACAGCTGCTGCTCAGAGGTCAGTTCTTCAGCCAGCTTGCCACAGCGCCTAGCCCCATGATCAATCATGGTCTGGACATCAATGACAGTCGTCCCAATTGTTCCCGAGTAAGCCATTTAGAACCCCGAACATTTCCACCTGCGCATGGACGCCCGTGCGCGGGAACCCTTCTCACTCTTCTCTGCAATCGGACGCATCCGAGCACAGAACGAATCCTTACGTGGGCCACCTTCCGGCTGAGGAGCCTTCAGGTTGCTACCAGTCTCACGGTTGTACTTAGCCCTGCCCTTAGCCGTCAGACCCGCTCCTTGGCTCACAGGGAGCTTTTCTCCCCTGCCTATAGCCAACGATGGGCCGCCATCTTTCAAGCGCTCTGGGAGCTTTTTAGGGGCTTTGGTAGCCGATACAAACTCCTCGCCCACAGACTTGGAAATACCAGTCTTCTTGGCAATCTTGGGGTTGTGGGCTACTGCCTGCATCAACCTAAACTGGGCTTTGGACTTTGCTGGCATTTAGGCCACCTGATTCATGGTTGCAATAATCGAAGGTATTGCAGGCACAGCAGGTGATGCGCTCAAGGGAAGATGCTCTAGCGTCACCAACGTAGAACTAGGCAGCCAAACAAGCTCAACATACTGCCCTGCCGTCAAACTCAAGAAAATGTTCCAAGCAGCAACCCCGTATCCGTAGATATTGCTGGTCTTTCTTGATGGGATCGTAATGTCAGTAGCAGAATTTGTAACGTCTAAACCATTTACACGGAACCAAATCTTGACGTTGTGCTGCTCGTTGTCTGTGTTGACTATCTGAGCACTGAATTGCAAGTTGTAAATACCAGTGTTTGGAACCGTAATCCTGCTTCCACTAACCAACGTAATGCTGTCTTGAATATCGACAGCGCTAAACGTCATCACTGTGCCAGTAGACACGTTCCCAGTCTGATCTTGGTCACTGCTAAGAGCAATGTAGGTGTTGTTGAACGCTTTTACATTCCCCAACGTAGACTGAACATTCAATCCATCTTGCACAAGAGGAACAAGCTCAGCACCCGTTAAGGTACTGGCTGCTGGCATCTGCGAAATCTTCTGGTCTGCCATTACGATAACTCCAGAACTATCTTAGACCCGTCCTCTTGCAGCACATATCCCGGATCAGTTTCATCAGCTATGTAGTATTTGGTTACTACAGCAGCACCGCCATACAGGTCTACTACACCAGTGTCGCCTACGTTCTCACCGTAGCCATCAGTCACAGGTACATTCTTGGCACCAACCCCAGAAGCAAAACCATCAGAAGTATTTGCTTGGTTGGCTACGTTTGAGTACCCGACATAAGGCATTTAAATTCCCGCCTGAACAACACTTATTGTTGCCGTGCCGTTACCAGAAGCCACTAACAGCTTGATCCCAGTCACAGGGAAGGCATAGTTACCATCCTGCGCGTCAGTCTTGCTGGCAATCGTAGGATGGCTGTACCAAGTCGTGAACCCAACGCCCGGGTCATCAAACGTATGCTGCACTGAATACGTCACGTTGCCAGATACAGTTACGCCAAAACCCACGTTAAATGGGCTGATGTTTGTGTTCATGACTAGCGCAGAGCTTGATCCCGTGCCAGTCTTAGATACGCTTTGTGCTCTCATAATCAGCCCTTAAGCATAAGGATTCACGTAGTGCTTCTGCATCTCAAGAATGACCGTGTACGCATCCCCAGCACCAGTCTCATACGTAGTAAACGTAATGTTCCCAGTCTTGCCAGCACCAGCATTATTAGTCAGGCCGCCAATGTTGGAATAATCCTGAATGTACTGAGTGTTAGAAGGAATCGTTTCAATCATCAAAGAAGTGTTTGCCTGCCAGTACATGGCAACTGACATACCAGAAGTCAAAGCAGACACTTTTAACAGAGACACAGAGTTACACGCCCCGCCACCAGATTGTGATGGGGTCAGTGAAGCAGGATCGACTTTGACTACACCGTTCTCACCAGAAGAGTCTGTAGTCGTAAAGTCAAACTTCATGATGGCAACGCGCTCACCATCAAACAAAGTCTGAGATGTTGCTGTTGCAGGCATTCAAGTCTCCAATAAAAGACAGGGGGACTAAGCCCCCTTGTCTTAACAAGCTCTGCCGCCCCGCTTTTTACCCGGAGAGACAGTACGGCTTACTTCACGCTCAGTCGTTGT